TCTTCACCTTTACAAGGTACGCACACAGTTTCATTCTCCTGCTCACTCGCAACCTTATGCCGGTAAGCATGAAAAGCAAGTGGAGCGGAAATCTACACAACCTCTTAATGTCGGGGCAGAAGGGCGCAATAGGAACAGCAGAAGCGATTAAAATGGCTGCCATGATTAAAGAAATGACGAGTGACAGCAGGATGCGCAGGCTACAAGCGACACCAGTTCGTGGAGAGGGGGATAAGTATATCTCCAGAGCCGAGGCTGCCAGAATGCACAAGTATATGACAGGACTGCTTGACCAGTACATAGCCAATGCAAGCAAGGACTTCCCGTCTATTGTTAAAGGTGCAAAGGGTAACAGCCGGAAGATGGCAGCGGTGGTGTCCTTCGTTATGACAGATGCTCTCGTCAATCTGCTTTTTGCAATGGCATTAACCGCATGGCACGGAGCAATAGGATCAGATGATGATAAGCAAAAACCACAGAGTTACATACAGAACTTGCTACGCTCTTTCCAGATACTTCGCTTTGGTGGTGGCGCAACACTTGGGGCAGGGATGCTTCCTCAGATAAATTTGAAATATGGCACAAAGTATAATGTTAAGGCAACAACGAGGTGGCTTACCAATGCGTTGCCTTTCGTAGGATTAGTGAATAGTTTGAGCAAACAGTTAGCAGGAATGTCACCGACAGACCAGTTGACAGAATTAATGCTTGACGAATAATGTATAATAATTAACAAGGATACAAGGAGATTATCATGGCGAAGTCAATACACGATTACACGGAACAGGAAGCACTGAATAGCGGGCTTGATGCCTATGTATTCGGGACTGCATCACGAGAAGGCGTAAGAGCCATACACAGTAACGTTACCCGGTCATTCAAATGCACGTTTGACGGGGGGACACGAGTAATTTTGGCGTTTTCAGCAGGATTGACCTACCCTTACCGGATTAAGAGCGTATCAACGACAGCCGGATCAGCCATATCAAGCACATCCAATCTTGTTCTCGCAATTAAGTAGGGAGGGACTGCGTGCCGGATGAATATGTAACTAAATCAGAACTTGCGGTTGCAATAGCTGAGATTAGAGGTGATATGGAAAAGGGTTTTGGAGAAATCAAAGGGATGCTTGCGCAGATGTCCAGCCAACAAGAACTCAACAAGCATGAGTTCAGGGAAGAGTATGATAAGCGGTATGTTCGGATAGACCAGAACTATGACGAAGCTCTAAAACGCATCAACCGCCCTGAATACAGACAGGCATGCTTTGTTATTGCAAGTGATTATCTTACCACAGAGGATGCCCGCCAGAAGATAGGCTGTATCATTGATGCACACTACGCAGCCAAGCGTGATAGCGCAACAAAATGGATGAACTTCATTAAGACTTTGGTTGCAGGTATTATCTTGGCAGGAATGCTATATGGTGGCAATACTGTTATCCAGACGCAGAAGAGCAACCAGAAAGCACTAATCAATCTCATGGAAACCATCAAAGGAGAATAACCATGCAACCAGATACAACTTTTGTAGCACCCATCACCCAGTTAGTAACTAACCCTGCCTTCGTGCAGTTTATTATCGGGGCTATCATAGCCGCTATCACCTATGCCATTGGCGTTCTGAAAATCCCTAAAGGCATAGCTGCAAAAATCATCCAGTATGCGGTGATAGTAGTTATCGCCATTATTGACACAGAACGCAAAGCTAACGCATCAGCAGCCAGTGACAAAGGGATAATCCCCACAAGTATTGATAAGCTGAACATGGCAACCACACAAGCAGAGGCAACTATTTTCCGAAGTCCTAACAAGAGCGTATTTGACAAAATAACGAAAGTTCTTGGCGGTGTCGGTAACGTGGTCAACATTGCTTTCCCAATAATCAAGCCGTTCCTAAAGAAGTAACCATGCGAATGGGAATGGGACTCGGTCTCGGAAGCGGTCAGCAAGGCTCGTCACAAACTAACATAATCTTGCCGCAATTAGATAGAATAATCATGGCATGGTCAACTCGCAGGCTTATCCCAAATTATTCAAATGGGTATGCCGTAAAAGAATTGCGTGAGAATGGCGGAACTGAAACAAATGTTGCATTAAGAGATGATGGGACAATATTATTGACAGGCGAAAGTGCATACGCTAACACTTTATATAGCCAAAAAGGTGTTGCTAATGATAAGTTAGTTCAAACTGTGTTCGCGGCATGTCCCAAAATACACGATACAAGTGTTGGGACATACATAGCTCCAAGATTTGATGGTGCACAAGCATTGCAAATGGCATCTGCAAGCACAGATATTGAAACTATGACTGCTGGATATGCTATTAATGGATTTACTCTTTCACTATGGGTAAAAGTTGATGATAATATCCCTGTACAATATTCTTTTTCCAGAAGGTCAAATAGTTCTGGATATCTGGCTATATTAATTTCTGGAGGTTTTGTCAATGCACAAATAAGAAAAAATACGGTAAGGAAGGGTGGTGCAATAGCAAATAATACATGGAAGCATATAGTTGTTACCGTGAAGGGCGCAGAAGGAGCAAATGGTATAAATATTTATGTTAATGCAGGCAATCCCGACAATTTTGCTATTGAGACAGTTACTCCTGGAGCTACAAAGGCAACTATTGGCATGTTGAATAATATACAATATTTAGTTGGAAGTACAAATGATGTTATACTGTGGGATAGAGAGCTATCTGGTGAAGAAGTATTGGCAGTGTTTAATGAGCAGTGCGATTATTATGGAGTATCAAAAAAATGGAATGGTTAGTATTTGATACAGAGCAGGAAGCCATAGATTATAGTCATAGCGTGGCTTTAGAGCATGGGCACGGCAAGCCTGAAAACACTATACAGTATTGGTGGATATGGAAACAAACCATAGATAACAAATGGGCGGTGCAGTGTCCAGAAGGCACGGAAACCCCTGAATTTGGAGAGACAAATGAGTAAAATCAGATTAACTAACACGCACCTCCATGCACTCGTTGCATTGGCTTTTAGCTTACTGCTGCTTGCAATAGATTGGGCGGTGCATGCACTTGACCCTAACGCCATGTTTGAAATGGGCTGGTTTAGCTGGTTTATCTTTACCGGTCTTGCAATCATGTGGGAAGCACGTCAAGGCAGCAAGAACTATATCGACACTGCCGTTGACCTGATCGCAGGCATTGGCGTATTTACTGCTGTCCTCTGGATTGGGGGGCTGCTTTAACCTATAACAAAATAAAGAGAGGTATAATATGAACAACGACGTAATCGTCAACTTGCTGATCGCTTTCTTCCCTGCATTGCAGGGTAACATGGGACTGGCTCAAACTATTGCCTACGTGCTGACCTTCGCCATTGGCTTATTGGTTGGCATCCCCACCGTAACGCTTTATGTGCGTAAGTATATCCCACAAATCGTGGCTTTCCTGATGTTCGTTTACGAGCAGACAGCGAAGGCGCAGAAATTGTCCGCACCGGATAAAAACAACATCTCTATCCCGCTGGACGGGGTAAAAAAGAAGGACAAGGCTCTGCTTGCGGTAAATAAGGCGTTGTTTGATCCCAACAACGAGATTGTAACCAAGAAGGCTATGAAGGCATACAAGAACGTTACCGGAAAGGACGGGGATATAAGCTCCGTGATTGACGCAGTAGTGCCGGTGATGAAGGCTGTGAAGCGCAAATGAACCCATTAGAACGCATATCAAAGTGGTTTACCTATGGGGAATGCACACGCAGCACAACCGCTACAAGGCAAGGCATGGACAACACCCCCAACGAGGAGCAACTTGCCTGTCTCGAAGCCCTGTGCAAGAACTTCCTTGATAAAGTTAGGGATGTATGCAAGAGGTCAATCTCCCCCTTCTCCATGTTCCGGTGCTTCAAACTTAATGTGCTTGTGGGTGGGTCAAAGAACTCTCAGCACATGACAGGGGAAGCCGTTGACTTCCTGCCAACCGGATTAACTGTAATGCAAACCATGAAGATCATACTCCAGAACAATATCGAATTTGACCAGTTAATAGACGAGTTTGGCTCTTGGGTGCATGCAAGCTACACAACTAAGCGTAAAAACAGAAACCAAATTCTGCAATATCGCAAGGTTAACGGCAACACGGTAGTTACTACGCTAACCAGAGAGCAAGTGCTAAGTGCAGCATAAATAATCAACCTCCCCAGGTGAATCAGCGAGACCCTTCTTCGGAAGGGTTTTTGCTATCCGTAAAAAAACTGCTTGACAGAATAGGTGGTATCTGCAAAATCGCCACAGAATGGATAGGAACTAAAGGAGCTAATATGCCGTATTTCTTACAGAGCATATATCAGACAGATGTTTACGAAGAGAAGTCTCTCGAAGAAATCGTTGATATTATCCAGCATGACTATAAGGACACCGTGTTCGCTATCAGGCATGAGAAGGATGAGAAAGAACGGAAACGATTAAAGGGCATGCTTCCGGCTTTCAGCTTGTGCGAGTTTGACTATGGCAAGCTGGAAAAGAAAAACCTCACCGGTACAAAGTACTTCATCTATGATATTGACAAGCTTGATAAGCAGAAGATGAGCCAACTTGCCGGAGAGTTTAAGAAGTTCGCCAAGTTCTGGTTTACCACCCCAAGCGGGAAGGGTTACAAGTTTATCATAGAAATGGAAGAGTTTGTCCCTATTGAGAAGTATGAATACAACTGGCAGTACTACTATGATTACTTCTGCGATAGCTTATATTCTGAACTTGACAAGCAGTATCGTATATGGCATACATTCTTTTCGCATGATGCTGAGTGTTACATTAACCCAGATGCTAAACAGTTCAAGGTATATGATGAGGTTATAGAACGCAAGGCTAATGATGTTGACGTAGAGACGATGGACAGTTCAGAGATTGACGATGTGGCAAGATATATAGCGAACCGCAGTGATCTGCATTACATGGACTGGCTAAAGATAGGCTTGGCTCTGAAATCGCTTGGCACGTCTCGTAACATTAGCGAGGATATAGGGCTTAAAGCATGGCTCACCATTGAGCAGATAGACAAGGGGCGGTTCTCCGCAGAGCATGCACACCGGGACTACCGCAGGAAGTGGGACAGCCTGAAACCTGAGAAAACAAGGATAAATACCCTATTCTGGATGGCGTTCGAGCTTGGATATAAGCGTAACCCTAACTTTACCAACATTGACAAAGCAGGGTATCTGTGTCCATTCGAGGTTAGGGATAATGGGCTGTACTCCATAGTGGCGAAGGGCAAGGACAAGAAAGTAACCTATGAATTTGTTTACAGCTTCAAGAGCATCAGGGTTGTTTATTCTATCACCAACAAGGATAGTTCCCTCAATAAGATCGGATTTAGCATAGACGGCAAAGTTATAGAGATACCATCTGAATCTCTTGCAGCACCATCCAACCTGCACAAGGCGATATTAAGGGAGTGGGGCGAGTACATCTATCTATGCCCCACATCAAACACCGCAACATGGACAAAGCTCTGCCAGTGGATAGGCAAGACGGCAGATAAGGAGATAAGGCTCAAAGACGCAAGCGGACTTGGCAATGTAGCACCAGGACTATGGAATCTGGGGAATGTGGTTATCACCGATAAGGGCATCTACCCCTATCAGGAAGTATTTTATGTCAATAAGATTGGCTATGCTCTGGAGCGCAACGAGCAAACCTTGTCAGAGTTAAGCGTTCAAAGCTCATCTAAGTTCTGGGAAATGCTGAAAGGCTTATACGAGTTCTACGATGAGTGGGCTGCCATTGCATTAGGTTGGGCTACAAGCAACATCTTCTTTGAAAAGATCGTGGCAGAGAAGCAAGGCTTTCCGGTGCTGTTTGTGCATGGCAAGACTATGAGTGGCAAGTCTCAGTTTGCACATCTTATCCTCTCCATGTTTGGCGTTGCGAATCCAGAAGCAGGGAGTTTTAAGCTGAATATGGATAAGGCTACGCCAACTGCCATAGCCAGAGTAAAGGGCAAGGCGGTAGGTATACCACACATGTTTGACGAGTTTGGTAGTTCTAATGCTAAAGATACATTCAGGCAGTTCCTTATCTTAAAGAGTATGTTTGACGCAACCGGTAAGGAAATGGCGAAGCACACCAACGATATGCAGACGCACCGCATCCCAATTCGTAGCGGGAGTATGTTTACTGCCTGTGACAGAATAACTGAAGCAGAGGGTGTTAATCGTTGCGTATATGCCAATCTATCTGGGTTATCCCAAAGAAAGGACGGCAAGGAATATCTAAAACGCTATGGGGGGAGCAAGAGACAATTACTTTCTGCCTTCATTATCATGGTGATAACACACATAGACTATAAGACCTGGGATGCCAACTTTCACAAAGCCTATGATGAAATACTGGATGAGAACATAGAGAACAGAGTGCTTACCAACTACGCTACAGTCATGGCAGGGTATTACTCGTTTATGGACATGATAAAAGACAAGACTGTGTTTAAGGAATTGCCGAAAATACCTGTCTCATGGTGGAAGTCTCAGATATTAGACGTTGTCGGGTACAGCCAAGACAGCGACCCATCCCAACTGCTGTTTAGCGTTGTCAATGGCATTGGTGATATATCCAAGCTCGATTGGGTAGAGATAACGGACTATATAAGCCCCAAAGGCGTGTATGGGAAGAAACTACTGGTAATGGTTAAAGACCTGTATTCATGGATAGCATTGAACAAGCCACATATCATCCTGCCAGAAGCCAAGCGCATGCACGATTCACTTAAATCCTGCCCTGAGTTTGTAAGCCACAAAAGCCAAGCATTAAAGGGCAGCTACAGATGGTGCTATGAGTTCATAATCTTTGATGAGGCTGATGAAAAGCCCGAATATAACGAAGTACCTTTTTAACAGGAGATAAAAATGAGAAAAGCAAAGACACCAATCCCACAAGGCATGATTAGCCTTACCGAAGCATCAGAGATTATGGGTAAGCCGTACAGTTATCTGTATAGCTCCATGATATTCTGGATACCTCTATTGGAGATATTGACCTTCAACGGACACCGCTATTGCAGTTATGATAGGGTAGTTGAAACACGTATCCTGCTTGACGGGGGTTATATCCCGTCCTTCAAGTATAAGAGTATCGTAAAGACCAAAACAGTCCATACGCTAAACAGCATTACGCAGTTTGGCATAATGTGGGTGAAGCCATGACCGAGAAACAAAGACCTGCTCGTTGACCGCATGAGACACCGGCTGATACGTAACGGCATGGCAACCTCAAAGCTAAAGGATGTTATGATGGATATGAACAAGGGCTACTCAATGCGGTTATCCAATAACAGCATGGAACAGCTACAGGAAATCAACGAAGAACTAAAAAGATTATACCCCGACAAACGCTCTGTTCCCAAGCGCAGACCGAGCAGTGGAAATTTCTCCACAATGAATTTGAGAAAGTGACCATTTTTTTATTGACAGAAAAAACTGGTTGCCTAAATTGGGAATCATACGAGCCGAACGAAATATAGGAGATACAAAAAAATGAAGAACGAACAACAACCTAAAGAACTTGAACGGGGAACTTATCTTGGTGGCTATGATGCCTCGTCAATCCGTGGCAAGAACCAGTATAAGTCAAAGCTAACGCTGTATCTGGAGCTTACCGGACAGCTTCCCCGCAATGTTGAGCCTAATCTTGCAATGGAGATAGGCTTGATCTTAGAGCCGTTTGTGCTTGAAAAAGCAGAGGCAATGTTGGGAACTACAATCACCAATCGCCAGGACTTTATCCAACATCCTGAATATCCCTTCATTGCAGGGCATATTGACGGCTTGTGTGAAATCAATGGCGAGAAGATACTGATTGATGCCAAGACCACATCTGCCTACAATAACAAGCAATGGAATCCAGAGACAGAGGATATGCCGGACATGGTGCTGTATCAGCTTTGCCATTACATGCTGTGCTTGCCGGATGTTGACGCTGCCATAGCTGTAGCCTTAATCGGCAACAGCAAGATTGTTACAGTTCGTGTTGACAGACACAATGAGTTCCTGCAAGGGCTTCTCAATGACGAGGTGCGCTTCTGGAACGAGAATGTGCAAGGACTTATCCCCCCTGCCATTGAGGATGTAGAAGCCTCAGACATGGACACCTTAAAGCAGATGTACCCACAAAGCGAAGATGCCGGTATTGACCTTGATGCAGATGCGATAGAGATTGCAAGCCGGTTGCTTGCCATTCAGGAACAGACCAAGATGCTCAAGGAAGAGGAAGATACGATTAAAGCCCGTCTAGAATACTTGCTTGGCAGTAACGATACCGCTATTGGTGGTGGGATTAAAGTTACATGGAAAACACAGAACGCCACTGTTGACTGCCGGAAATCCCTGAAAGAGAAATACCCCGACATCTACAATGAGCTTTCTCCTAAAACCACCAACCGAGTTTTCCGCATCACTAAGATAAAGGAGTAATCATGGGAAACATTAACAAAGAACTCGCATTGCAACAGCAGAAAGAAGCTAATGCAACCGCTATCGCCCCCGTGCCGGTTGATAACCTTCGCACCCAGATAGAGAAAATGACCCCCGAAGTAATGAAGGCTTTGGGGGAAGAAGATGAGATATTCGCCAAGCAGTTTATCCGGCAGGTACTAACGCTGGTAAGCACAACCCCCAAACTTGCAGAATGCTCAACCAAGAGCTTGCTTGGCGCAATGATGCAGAGTTGCCAGTTAAAACTCCAGCTTAACCCCTCGCTTGGGACTGCCTATCTTATCCCACGTATGAACTATAAAACGCAGACAATGGAGTGCCAGTTTCAGATAGGTGCTGGTGGGTATAAGGAACTGTTCTACCGCCACGACCAGAGCATTTCAATCTCTGCGCATACCGTGTATGAGAATGACAGCTTTGAATATCAATATGGAACTGATCAATTCCTGAAACATCGCCCTGTTCTTGACAATCCCGGAAAGCCCATTGCTTATTACGCCATTGCCAAGCTGGAACGCTCAACCGAGTTTGAGGTTATGAGCCACCAAGCAATGTATAATCACGCTTTGCAATACAGCGAAAGCGCAGACAAGAAGAATGGCGGGTTTTACAAAAACTCCGCTTGGGACAAGTCCTTTGAGGGCATGGCTCACACTAAAGTGATAAAAGCCCTTGCCAAGGATATGCCGATGAGCATTGAATCCCGCAAGGCGATTAGTGCCGATGGGGAAGTCAAATACTATGACCCCAAGACCGGAGCTATTGATACCGCCCCTGCTCCTATCGCTCCCGAAGCGCCGGAACATACTGTCTCTGAACCTGTAACCGAGATCGAGCAGCCCAAAGAAGCCGAGATTGTGGTTGATACACCCAAAGCCAAGCAGGAAGCCCCGACCAATGTCTGTTCCGAATGCAAGAAAGCAGACGGACACGAGGATTGGTGCAGCTATGCTCCAGCTAAGGAAAGGGTAGCGGAAGAAGCCCCCGAAGATGCGCAGGTGATTGACAACGCCCTGAATAACGAGATTATAGCCGTTCTGAGAGACTTGTTCTCCATAGAGGACTATCCGATAGAGCATAAGCGTAACAGCATCGCCAAGCATCTGCCAAGTGCCTTTATGCCCCCCGAAAGCCATGATTGGGAATCCGCTGTGCAGAACGCTGTAATCCCCGAAGCCGAAGGCAAGGAAGCGATAGCTTATTACAAGTCCTGTATCCCGAAAGCCAAGAAGCTGAAAAAGGATAAGGATGCGAAGGCAACAGCCCCCAAGCCAGCCACAAACCCTTCCGGTGATATCCAGATGAAGGCAACGGATATTGTTAATGCCATGCCCGAAGGGGAGAAAAAGAATGATGCCCTTGCCTGCCTCGCAGAATGCAATGACAAGAATAACCCCAACTACGGAGCATGGGATTTCATCATCCAAAGTTTTGGAGATGCGAAATGAGTTACGCACAAAGCTACAAGTGGCTCTGCAATTCCTGCGGAGAGAAGATTACCACCCCCGAAGTGAAGGAGTTTGAGCATCCTGGAAGTGACGAGGATTACATTGACTGCTGCCCTTCCTGCCGGAGCGAGAATCTAAGCCCCATCTTCCATTGCGAGCAGTGCGGAGAAGAGCTTGACGACCATCGTAGCCTGTGCGACAGATGCGAGGCAGAGAAGTACCCGAAGCCTATTGAAATTACACGCAGACATGGAAGCCCTACAAGCCCTCACTACATTAGGCTAATATACCCAGATTTAGAAATTGCAATAACCAAGAGGCACAAAAAAAGTGGCACAGAAATCACTGTTGACGGTGATTTAGCTTGTGGGAACATGTTTATAGAAACATATTGCAAGAAATGTCCCACTACTCGACGTGAAGTCCGCAAAGCCATAGCGGAGATACATGACATACATGCCAAACTTAAAGGAGGAACAAAATGACCGGATTAGAACTAACCCTGCTGCTTGCATTTATCGCTGCTGTGGCGATAGCCGTATGGGCTTTGTACAAATGGTCTCACTTTGAGCAATGGTATCACACTAATGATAACTGGTGGGAAGCCATGATGTCCGCAACAGATGAAGAAATTAAGCTATGGCACTTCCGTTATGTTAATGCCCTGAACGCTGCTTGGGACTTGGATAAACAGGTGAGCGATGGATTCTATGATAGTTATCGCAATATGTTGCATGCTCGGGATAAGCAAATTGATGATATGGCATTAGTAGCTAAGGAAATGCAATCTGCTATTGAAACTTGCCTATCCATCATCGAAGATGCCGATGCGGATATAGCAATGTTACACACCAATATGACCGAAATGTTTATGGAACAACAGGCGTTGCAATTTGAGAGGAACGGGGCATATACGGAATTAACTTCCCTCAAATCCAATCACATCCTCACACCCATCTGCCACAAATGCCACCGCTATATGCCGAAGGACAGCGTGTTGCTGGATGGGGTTTATACTTGTGCGAAGTGCGTAGAACCCACTCCCCAAGACCTCACAGATGCCCCATTCGAGGGCTTGGAAGGCGTGAAGGTAGGCGACCATGTGTTGTTTAGTGATGGAATGGTGAGGAAAGTTTTTAAGATTGCAAGAGAGCCGAAGCCAGAACCGTTCAAGGTGGGGGACTGGGTGGAAGTTAAATTCCAAACTTCAGGAAACATTATCCATGCCATTATTGTCGATATTCCCAATAGTGTGCATTATACTCATCATGTTAGGGTGGCAAATGGAATGAGTGGCTATGTGGGCTGTATGGAATATGAAATTGTCCGCAAGCTCTCCCCCTCCGAAGTTATCCTTGACTTCGGCAACGGGATAAAAGGTGCAATAGAATACGGAACTGATGATGATGATAGCATATTACATGATGTTGTTAGCGTTTTCAATAACGATGGATTTTGTGTTGCAGCATTTGATATAGCATCACTCACCGACCCAATGCGTTCCACGGTTGAGAAGCTTCTGGCTGCGATTGTAGTGGAGGAGAAGTGAGTTTCCAATTTGCAACTTGTGATAGAAGAATGGCTTTGGGATTCCTGATTAAATTATATCCATCACACATCGTAACGGATACGGAAGATTGTGCGAAACCACTACTTGATTTAGTAGAGATGGATTATTGTAGAATAACTGACCCTGATTTCCATAAAGGTAGTGTTACTGTAAATACCACATCTGATGAGATAATAGAGCAAATCAGAAGTGCAATAAATCTGATACACCGTAGTTTTGGTATTTCAGATACAATATACACAAAAGCTCAGGAGGAAAAATGACACGACAGGAATTCACACAAAAGATGGAATTCTCAAAGGATGTAAAAGATTTGCCAGCTATGTTCTGCATCCAAAAGGAATACATCGCCTCCCTCGAAGCCGAGAACGCTAAGCTTCGTGCCGAAAAAGATTTAATGTATGATGTCGCTATGAAGGGAAACCACGAATTTGGACTAACTATGCAATATGCGAATGAAGTGGTTAAGCTAAAGAAAGAAATAGCTCAGCTTCGTGCCGATAACAAGGCTCTGATTGAGCAAGTGAATGAATGTTACAAAGTTGTAGTGTCGGCACTTATCATCCCAGTTGCGAATAATCTATATAGAGTATCAAATGATAATCCTAAATTTTCGGAACCGCCATCTATAATGTATGAAAGTACCGAGTTGTGGCTAATGAGCCTGCTGCCAACCGCACCGCAAGGAGGTGAATGATGGAACTAAAACCGTGTCCGTTCTGTGGGGGAATATTGGAGCGTTGTGATGATAGCCCAATCTATGGACAGTCTGCAATGCACCCCGAAGCTGATTGTTTGTTCAGTAATAACTTGCTGTTCCATAAAGATATTGTGTCTATGTGGAATAAACGTAATGGCATAGATGCTCTCCGAGCCGAGATAGCCAAACTGACTGAGAATAACGCCAAGCTGGAGAAAGCGGTGGAGAAGGCGGCACATTACATTAACGATATTACGGGTTCATGTCCTTTGGATTCGCACAATGTGTGCATGAAAGATGATGTAACTTGTGATGGTTTTGTTTATGGCGAATGGCAAGTCTGTTGGCGTGAGTGGCTGATGCAGTAAGATAGGAGTACGGAATGAAAGACGTAAATGTAACAACTATAAATACTTCAATTATAGCACAAGCCATGAATGAGATTGTGACGATAACACCATCACAGGATGATGAAGGCGTAAACTATACTATGAATGTCATTATGGAATGTATTAGCGAAATTGATGGCATTAGAGATAGGAGATATACTCAATTCTACTTTTCCCCATTAGCATACCGTGTTATGTTTGAAGCCATGCGTGAGCTTGTAACAAAGCCAGAATTTGAGAAAAACTTGGATTCCTATGTTGCATATTTAAAAACAAAAGAAGTTAAGGAAGGGTGTGCGGAATGAAAGCAATTAAATACATGTTCCTCGCTGTTATCCTTGCTTTCGCAGCACTATTCGCACTAATGCTTGCCGCTGGCAATGCTTACGGCTGGTGTCATGCTGATGATGAGGGAATAGTATGAAGCCAAATATGAAAGACGCTCCCCCATGGGCTAAATGGCTATTGTATTCTGACGGATTATGGTGGTGGTGTGAAAAGAAGCCATTAAGAAAAAGTAAACTCCTAATGAGTTGTATGAAAACCCCATACAGTATACCAAAAACAGGATTAATCGAGATTGCAGAGACAGAGGTTGTTCTTATGGCAAGTGTAGAAAGGATTGTAAAATGAAATACTGCCCAAAATGCCACACTTGGCAACGCAATGATGCAGTGAACTGCCCCGACTGCGGTGCTGAACTGGAACGAACGAAGTGTCCTCTGAGGATGGGGACGATGGGATATATGAAAAAACAGATGAAGTCAATATACCCACAGTATCATAAACCTCTAACACCGGAGCAGAGAGATATGAAGAAAACAAAGCGGAAAGCTACTGATGCCTTCATCCGAGAAATGCAGAGGAAGTGCGACCTACTGAACGCAACTCGTGATCTGATGGAGTGCTGGTAGAATGAAGTTACTTCCCTATCAGGAAGAGATTATGCCAAAAGCCATTGAGGTTTTACGCAAGCACCGCTTCCTATACCTTACGTTAGAGACACGTATAGGGAAAACTCCTGTATCTATTCTTGCAGCCTATGAGTTTGGCAACAAGGTTATGTTTGCCACGCAAGCAAGCATTATGGAAGACATAGAAGGGACATACTCAAAGCTGTCTATGGATTATGACTTCACCGGCAAGCAGCTTGACATAGTCTCTTATGATAGCCTGCACAAGGTAAAGCCTAATACCTATGATGTGCTAATAGTAGATGAAGCGCATGCTTTTGGGGCTTATCCGCTTCCTACTCTGAGAGCTAAAGAGCTTAGGCGCATATCAAAAGGCTGTGTTGTGATTATGCTTTCCGCTACGCCTACGCCTGAGAGTTACAGCATGATATATCACCAGCTTTGGGCTGCCAATGTGGATATACCATTTATTACCGACCATAAGAACTTCTACGCATGGGCGCACAAGTTTGTTGGGAAGGATAAAAACGGAAATTTCTACCAAGTAAGGCGCAACAACGGGCTTAAGGCAAACGACTATTCAAAAGGCATTGCAGAACTTATCCTACCTCAGATAATGCCATATATGGTAGAAGGGAACAAGGTCGATGCGGGCTTTGCAGTAACTGCCATCAAAGAGATATTCCTCAAAGCGATTATCCCTGATGCTCTGAAACAGCTTATCACTACCGTCAAGAAAGACCGGGTTGCTTTCTTCCCCACATTAGCAGGTGAAATCATTATCCTTGCCGACACCGCTGTTAAACTGTTATCCAAAGAGCATCAATTAGCTTCCGGCACGGTTATTCCCGAAGGCAGCAAGGAAGGGATTATACTCTCAGCACACAAGATCTCTGCTATCCGGTTCGCCATGCACATGTACAAAAGGGTTGCGATATTCTACAAGTTCATTGCAGAGAAAAAGATGCTAATGGAAGCCTTTGGGGACAGGGCAACGGATAACAACCAAGAGTTCAATGAAGATGAGAGCAAGGTCTATATCGGACAGTTTATATCAAAACGCTGTGGCATAAACCTTGAGAAAGCGGATGCCATTATCTGCCTGAACATTGACTTTGCATACCTGAGCTATATACAAATGATAAATAGAATGATGTCTTACCATCGCACCAAAGAAGCCGTAGTTATCTGGATATTCTCAGACAACGGTATCGAGGAAGCGATATACAAGACGGTTGCGAAGAAGAAGAACTATACTTCAGCCTATTACCGAACGAGGCTGAAAAAGGAAGGCTGGATATGATTAGCGTTGCATCGTACCAAACAATATCAGACAAGATATTCCAACAGTTATTCGCATTCTGTAAGTCTTTGCCAAGCGAAGATGCCTATATGGACGCTTATATGTGGGCTATAAAAAGATTAGACTATGCAGACAAATACAATATGAATATGGTCTATTACTTTACAGAGACCAGAACGCTACAAGACGGGGATAATAAGCTGCTAATGGACAGCAAGAAAACGCTGTTCGGATGGAAGTATCTATACCTAATCACCCAATACGCTGTTATCCCAAGTGACACAATAAACAAGGAGACTAATATGGCAATGAACCTAATCATCGGCTCAAAAGAATGGGCTATCGAGAAGTCCAAGATGGGCTTCATCGTAGCAGTTAAAACAACTAAATGGAACTCTGACGAACCTTTCGAGGGGTGGGTGACACTCACTACCCCCGAAATAGTAGAACAAAGCAAATACACAGAGGGCTGGTATTTATACGATGTAGAGTATGGCTTCTTCCGCCCACAGTATGACATAACCACAATAAAGGAGAACTAACATGGCAGAACTAAGAATCCCAAAAATCAACAAGACCATCCTGTCCGGCAGGATAGGCAACGATGTCGAACTGAAATACACCCCCAAAGGCACAGCGGTTTTAAGGCTGAACTTGGCGGTTGACAAATCCTACAAGGGCACGGACGGCAACTGGGTAAATGAAACATCCTGGCTGGACTGCGTAGCGTGGGCTAAGATCGCTGAGTATGCAGCCGGACAGATAGGCAAAGGCAGCCCCGTAATCATCGAGGGACACATTGATGCCCGCACATGGGAAGCAGAAGGCAAGAAAGGCAAGGCGGTGGAGATCATCATTGATGCTATTCATCCGCTGGAGAAGCGTGGGGATAATCCCGCACCACAACCCGAAATGCCAGAGCCAAGCCCCATTAGCGGTGATGTGCCGTTTTAGGAGCTGGTATGACTTACACCATATATTGCCCGCCACATATATCAAAATCCCTGCTCATGCAACCGGAGATAGCAGAAGCCGTTAGTGCATTGCGCAAAGAAAGGAAGCGATTAGATGCCTATTTCAAGGAAGAACACCGCAAGGCATTTATCACAATGCTTAATAACATAGCAGATACAAGAAGCTATGTGCAGAAAAAGTCGAGGAAAAGGAAATGCCTGCACCGCCTTCAGGTAGTGATGAAGTGCCGTTTTAGGGGTGGGTATGGCAGATAAGAAAGAAACCCCAAGAGACGTTGAGGAGATTGTCAAGGATTATCTGAAAACCAATGGCTTTGATGGGCTGTGCCGTGAAGAATGCGGATGCGGATTAGATGATTTAATACCCTGTCTTGGTGGTATTTTTTGCGTTCCTGCCTACCGGTGGGAATGCTCGAAATGCAAGGTGGGTTGTAAGCCCAAATTCTCACTGCGTAACTCATGGTGGGAAGATGATGATGGATGCTACCAAGAAACAAAGCAGGAAGGATAAAAGCATGACAGAGCAGCAAATACAGTCCCAAATACTCATGTATCTAAACAGCATCAACGCTTATCCGGTTAAGGTCATATCCGCAACACACTCAGGCATACCGGATATAATAGCCTGTCTCAACGGAAACTTCATAGCGATAGAAGTGAAAACCGAAACCGGAATTGTCTCAAAGCTCCAAGAGTACAACCTTAACCAGATAAAAGCAGCCGGTGGCATCGCCTTCGTTGCCAGGTCAGTCGAGGATGTTAAGAAAAACCTTGACGCTTTTTGCCACTATCCTACAGTTGTGCCTTAGCTCCTAAAGAATAATCAGTTCGTTCCATCGTAAGCCCTGCATGGTCACCCCGATTGTGCAGGGCTTCTCCTTTGTGCGTGATTTTAGCCGTTATCCTACAGTGTATCTTTTTGAGGTCATGAAAACGGATGGTATAGTTACTATACCCAGGATGTGAAAGTTCTCAAGGATGCTCATATGGAAGCTGTAGGCATGAAAAAAGCCACCCTTTCGAGTGGCTCAGAATTATTAGTGTGATTTTTTCAATTAGCCAGAGCCATAGCCAGAGCCAGAGCCATAGCCATAGCCAGAGCCAGAGCCAGAGCCATAGCCATCGCCAGAGCCAGAGCCAGAGCCATAGCCATAGCCATCGCCATAGCCAGTATTATTTAATATTTCCATACCGGCACACCCTCGATGCTTCTCTGTGCATCTTCGCTGCATGGGATGATTTCGATAGCCTCTGTCAGCGTGATCATCGGAACTGGTACGCTGAATTTACATTCTTTTGGGCAAGAAACCCCATCGACAGCCATCTGCGAAAGAGACGCTGCGCCCTTCCAGTACCATATTCTCCGGGAGTTTACTAGCTCCACTTCTTTACCCATGCTGCTTTTCAGGTAGCCGGCATGCACCCCTGCGCTATAAGTGCGGATGATAACATAGTCCAAGCCATCTTCATTCTTTGCAATCGAGTTTTGCAACACATAAGTTGCGCCATTGATTTGGATTTCTTTTGGGTTTTGCATTATATTCCTCCTTCGGAATAATCCCAACACTATGCGTATCGGGTATTTGTTTTTATATTTTTGCCGCTATCCCATGCTACGCTTTTGTTGTCTACAGACAGTGCAGATCAACCCCTTTGTATTGGATGGGAGCAAACGCCCGCAACAAGTGCAGAACAGATAAAAGCCTTTATCTGGTTTTGAAGTTTCCGGCAGAAGCTCAACCTTGCATAAATAACATACCTTCTCAGTATGGGGAAACGAATTGCCACACTTGGGACAGTCTTTCATGATTGAACCCCCTTGCGTGTGTGCTTCTGGAAACTTGCGAGCCATTTGAAGCACTGATCGATGTTATTGTAATAACGCCTCTGGAATGAACCATCGGCACTAATACAGCAAACCTTAAACTTGCCCCTTATCCCGACAATGCTAATTAGCTTTATCATTTTACCACCTCTAAGCGCTGGTCAAGCTCCACGAAATCAACAAAACAGGCGGGATGCTCTATCATGGCTTGTAACACTTCAGGCTCGAATGTAGCCTTGACACAACTTGCGTTCAAAGCCCGCATGGCATCGAAAACGGTGTCATTCATAATCATGTCAGCGTATGCCTTGACAAGCTCAATAACGCCCTGGCGTTCCTCTCCATAATGCCACCACAAGCCCACGGCTTGACCTTCTGTGTTGCGAATTATTGCGACCTTCATTTGTTCCCCCTTATCAAATAGGGATACATGGCTTCTTTTAGTTCTGTGTTAGTGTGTGTTATTAGCATGCCGTATCTAACCCCCAACTCATCGCTTACATTATCCCATGTAAATTCAGGATGCTCTTTTCTAAACCGGTCAACCGCTCTGCTCCATTTGTTAGGCACTCCCCTAAGCATACCGCCCCAGTATTGATGCAGAATATCCTTGTCAAGAGCCTCTTGCCCCTGCTCTTTTAGCATCCTGCTCCAATAGGTGCATTTTTCGTAGTAATAGCTACGAGGGGATGAGTTGCTGCTTGCGCTGTCAATCCATACTTCATTCTCTTTAATGTGAAGCCGTTTTACTATCGTAGTGCTCATTAGAACCTCTCTTCCTGCCGTCCGTGCCTAATCGCACAGTGGAACAGGTAACAAACAGCAGCCAGCACCATCCAGCTAAACAGGATAGCAGCGGATAGGACAAGGATTTCCTCAAGCCGTAACAGCCCGGCAGCGGTATTTGTGCCGGTAAGCCATGCCAGGGATTTGATAATGATGTGGTAAATAGCGGTCATTTGTGCCCCCTAATCCTAAGCTTGTCCGGCTTTGTGTTTACGATTGGCATAAACACACTAAAGCTGCACTCTGCGCCGGCTAAGCATTTCCGGTGCTGGCAATGGTCGTAATGGCTGCAATACTTCGCTTGCACAGCCGCTTTGTTGATACTTGCGTCTTTCATGGCTCTTGTCTCCTTTCTTGGCTTCGTTTGCCAAAGCCCTTTTTACTATCCCGGCGCTAACCGGGACAGCAGGAAGGGCTCAAGGCTAAAATAGGTCAGAGCATGCGGAGCAATAGGGTTTCTTCCATGTGTGCATATACTCACGCCCGCAGTTCGCACAGGTGCAGGGGAAAACCTCGTCAATTCCCTCTTGATCGTATAGTTTCCCCCTGTATTTCTCCAGATCATCTATTCTCATATTGAAACGAGCCACCCGGACGCTATTCCCACGCATTTCCCAGATTGTCCAATACCCAGAGACGGACGGATTCCTTACATTGCCAATATATGGAAGCTTCGAGGCGAAACGGTAATACTTATTTTCGCTGCTCATCTTACACCCCTATAACCAGCGTTGCTGTAACAAATAGCCAGCCCTGTCTTGACCGGAAAAGAGAACATTACTCAGGTCATACACGACAGCAAAGCCCATATCCATACCGCAACCCTTGACAAGCATACCGGCATCGTTCATGCTATAACCACACACCTGGCTAACATAATAGGTAATGTCCATTATCTCAGGCTTGCCATCATCTATAATGGCAATATAGCAACGTATTCTCCGGCTCATCCCTGAACTGCTAACACTGCTCACATGCGTATAGATGACTGTCATGCCAGCCGTTAAATGGCGACTCAGTAACTCTTTGGCATACTTCCGGCTCTCCGCAAGCTCTGCCTTCGTGAAGTTAATCCCGTTATGTTTCATCGTATCTCCAGAAGCCACAAACTATATTTTACCAATCCGGCAAGCCGCAGCTTCTAATGTCAAGATAACCAACCCAGCCTATCATGTCAAGAACTTTTTTCACTGAAAGCAAAAAACCCCACAATTTCCGAGGTCTAAGGGTGGACTGTAAAGTTGACCTCCGAGCCACAGCCCTTATTGCTAAAGGCTTTGGAAGTCTGGAAGTCATTTTTGAGGTTTTTTATGTTTTTTTTATAGGTTTTTTTTCGTTTCCCTATATTATTATTTATCGCAAGTAATTTTTTCAAATCTCTCTATATAAAGGAAAAAAAAGTCTTTTTTTCGCCAAAATGACCTCCAGACTCTCAAACCCTTACTGCAAAAGGGCTGCGGCTCTGAGGTGGAAAATTATGCGGACCTCCAAACCTCGGAAATTCGCCTCTTTTTTGTGTCGGCGAAATTATGTGTTTTTAGCGTGTTTTTGAGCTAATGTCAAGGGCTGTATATTCTTACTATCGCAATGTGTCCACAGGCAGGTTTTTTATATCCTCACTGTATGATATTGCATGGTGATAATATGGCATGAAAACAGTGTCCTATTTACAGTACAGTAAATCAGGCTATCACTTGATACTATCAGTTGACTGTATCATTTACAGGACAGTATCAGCATGATCTGTATGATTAGGCATGGGAGGAAGGCAAGCTGTAGCTGATGCACATACCATTGACCGCTACACAGCACAGCACAGCACAGCACACGCAACCAGGAAGGAAGCCCCGGAACACCTGCACCGCTATATAATAGAACGCACACGCACACGAGGCAAGCACCGGATCACGAAAAGCAGACAAGACCCACTGGCAGCCACGCCCCCCGCCATTGTGAGGATATATCCCCTTCTGCGGGCGTACCGAATGCTACACAATTATCATTTTTTAAGTCAACAACAATGATTTCACTTGACATTAAAGTGGAGTATGTTATTATAGAGACACTTAGCTGGAGGTAAAAAGATGGCGAGTAAGAAGCAGCGAGAAGAGGCGAAAGCGGGGGCGAGTTTTCGTGGGGTGTTCCCTGTTAATTTAGGGAGTGACAGCCGTGTCTTATCCCGCAGCGAGGTACACTATAACGGCAATGAGATAGAGCGCAGAGCAGGGATAGAGAGTGCGAGTAGTGTGTATAAGGACAATGTTGACGAGGGTGTCAACTTTATAGCATTCCCGAAGCAGGAGTTGTTCTTAGGGTGTGACCATGACGAGGTTCTCTACGGGGGTGCGAGAGGCGGTGCTAAATCCTACGCACTTATGATAGATGCAGCACTTCATGTCCGCAAGTGGCACATGGATGGTGACAAGGTGGTGGTTGACAAGCAGAGTATAGACTATGGAGACTATGTTGCTATAATCCTGCGGAGGAAGTTTACTGATATATACCGCAACTTCAAGCCGATGTGCGACCCTGTGTACGAGAAACTGGGTGGTATCTGGGCGGAGAAGGCTCAGTGCTACAACTTTCCGAGTGGGGCTAAGATATACTTGGGGCATTGTGATGAGGCGAAGGACGTGGACAAGTACATAGGCGGTAACTACACTTACTTGGGTGTAGAGGAGATCAACCAGTTCCCTGAGAAGTGGATCCGGGACATAGGCGGTAGTGTCCGGTCAACTAACTTTGAGTTAAAGCCGTTCAAGCGTTACACAACTAATCCGGGTGGCGTGGGTCATATCTGGCTAAAGAAGCGGTTTATAGATAAGTGTCCGCCGGTGGAGGGGAAGGTTCGGTGGAACGAGGTGCATGACATAGAGTACACGGAGCTTAATCCAGGTGATCCTTATCGGGATGAGGACGGCAACTATCGTTGGTTCATACCGAGCTTGGTGTTTGACAATCCTGCACTGCTGAACAATGACTTGCAGTATATCAACTTTTTGAAGAGCTTAGACCCATTGCGCAAGAAGATGTGGCTGCATGGTAAGTGGGACGAGATGAGCGGGTTGTTCTTTAATGAGTGGAGCAAGGAGCATCATATCGTGGATGAGCGTGAGGTAGAGATAGACCCTGATAATTGCAGGATATACCGGTGTGTTGACTATGGCACGAGCAATCCTTTTGTATGTTTATGGGCTCAGGTTGACAGGCAGGGTAGGGTGTTGTTCTTTGACGAGATATACGAGGCGGGATATACTCCTACTATGCAAGCGGAGGCGATATTATCGAGAACACGCAACTGGCGGTTGACGGAGAGCGACATTGACCTGACTGTGGTTGACCCAAGCATGAAAACGGCAACTCAGGATATGGGGATGCGGATGCGGAGCGTGCTGGAAATATATGGCGATGCCGGAGTGGAGCATATTGCGCTTGGTAATAACTCTCGTGTGCAGGGGTGGGGAGTGTTCAAAGACTATTTGAAGATACCTGAACCTGATGAGAACGGAGACTGTGTTCCATATATAAGGTTCAGCACTAAGTGTAAACGTATGATAGAGACAATTCCGACCCTCGTAACAAGCGAGAACAATATAGAGGACGTTGACACCGATGGTGACGACCACGGAGCTGATGCTGCCCGATACTTGCTGATGTTCATCCAGATACCATTCGTTAAAAAAGCCATTGACGATACTCCGTTGTGGTTGAGAGAGTTACAGAAACGCAAGGGGATAGGCCGTGGGGATAGTTTAGAAAAAGCATGGACGGCATAAGAAACAACTTGACAAGAATTGTGAGTGTATTATTTATAGGACATAGCCACAAGATAAGATTTGAGGATAGGTAATGAAACGCAAATTAGACATGGCAGTCCAAGATGTTGTTAATGTGTATGAACACTCAGCAGAGAAGTGGTCAGAGAGCCGTGAGAAGAGTTTAACTTGTTACGAGTTCTGCATGAACAAGCAGTGGAGTGATACTGAGATAGCGTCATTCTTAAAGGACAGCCGACCCCCCATAGTGTACAACCTGATACTGCCGAGACTTCACAACCTGATTGGATCAGAGCAGTTGAACAGGCGTAGCACCCGCATAAGACCTTCATCCTCAGCTAATAATGGCATGGCAGACCTGTTAAATGGTCTATTTACTAATATGTGGGAGGTAGAGGAAGGCGAGTTTGAGCTTGAAAAGACGTTCCTTGACGGGCTTATCTGCCTAACTCCCGGCTGGCTTGGTGTGGATATAGAGCCTAATGAGCTTGGGTACTTAGAGTATAAGATACGCAGCCGTAATCCCATGTCAATCTATCCAGACCCAGACTATCGTGACTATAAACTCCGTGATTGTGACTGGCTAATCTCCGAGAAGTGGCTCACCCTTGCCGAAATCAAGGACACCTTCAAAGACAGAGCCGAGTTCAAAGACGAGAACACGTCATGGTGGAAGGACTTAACCAGTAGGGTAGGCGGGTTATTCGGAGCGGATGATACGGATAGCACTTACTATAATAAGGATGGGAACAAGTACAAGGTGCTTGAGATGCAGACCAGAGAGATAGAGGAGCTTGAGGTATTTGCCGATACATCGACAGGGAGGTACGTCACAATCCCTAAACTGGATGCAATGAAAGACAAGAGCGGCATGCCGGGGTTAGTGTTTGTAGCATCCTCACAACGCAAGCGCATTCATATTAAGACTGTTATCCCATACTTTAACTTAGAGGTGGTCAACGAGCCATACTTTATCAATACCGACATGTACAATCTTATCCCTTACTGCTCATTTGACTATAACAACGTCAAGAGCAACAGTAACTCACTTGTAAATGCGCTGATAGATCCGCAGAAGAACCTTAATAAGCGTGAGATACAAAAGACCACCTTCATTGACCACAGCATAAACAGTCCTGTTCTATTCAGTTATGAGGACAAGGACACTAAGGACGAGTTTGAAAAGACCGGCAACAAGCCCGGACTTGGATTACTATTCCGCAACTACAAAGTTCCCCCTAAGCGTCTGCAACCTGCCAATGTAGGCATGGACGTGTGGAGTGATATAGCGGACAGTGTAAGCAAAATGAACGACATCAGCGGTATCAACGATGTGGCACGTGGTCAGTCCGAGTATAGCAACGAGAGCGCAAGGCTATTCAGTATGAAAGCAGAGCGTGTAGGCGCTACTATTAACCCATACTACCGCAACCTTTCCAAGACCCGCAAGATGATCGGTGAGTATTTCTTAGGAACTGTAAAGCAAGTGTATGGCGAGCCTAACCGGGTAGTGGACATCATGGACAGGATGCACAATGTGCAGGAGGTTGTGATAAACAGCGTATTTGGCGATAATGATATTAACGACTTTGAGGGCAGGGTTATCCTTGACGAAGCCGAGTACAGCGTCAATCAGCAACAAGAGAACATGCAGACCAAGCTGGCGTTGGCACAGACCATCCCGCCTGAGTATGTAAACTGGCAGTGGATATTAAAGGATATGGAACTTCCTGATATACAGGAGCAGATAGACTATATTGGCATGATGCAGGGACAGATGGCAGACCAACAGGCAATGGACACCGCCATGACCCAGGATCAGATGGTAACTCAGCAACTACTTGCTGAGAAACAACTTAAAGAACCAAGCAAAGACCAAAATAAAAATAAGGACAAAACAAAATGACAACCAAAGAGAATGAGGCAGTCGCACCCGCACAAACTGATCCCGCTCTGGACAAGTTTTTCACCGATAATGAAGAATTGCTCACAGGCGCAGAGACAGTAGAGACCGAAGAAACTCCCGAAGCGAAGATACCCGTAACAGAAGACCATGAGCCTGACGATGTAGATACCGAAGTCATACCGGAAGATGATGAGACGCATGCTCCCGAAGATGATGATATACCAGAAAAATTTAAGGGCAAAACCGTTAAAGACCTTATCAAGTCATATCAGAACTTGGAAGCACTATACGGCAAGAAAGCAGCAGAGCCGAAGCCTGTAGAACCTTCCGACCCTAATAAGGTCTATACCATGCAAGATATACCGATAATGAGCGACAGTAAGTTAGACGAGTTCATAGCGATTTATGAGGACTACCTTATGACCCCCGACCAGTCGCTTGACGATGCAGAGAACTTTGGTCGCAAGACCATTGAATACAACAAGTTAATGATGGAGAAGGCGCAGCGTAATGTTAAGCTGCAACACTCTACCGCCCAACTCCGAGAACAAAACAACCAAGTAAAAGCAAGTTACGATGGCAAGAAGCATCTGGATGCAGATGAGTTTGAACAGGTTGTGGCTTATGCCGTGACCAAACTCTCCGATAATGGTGAACTAACGATAGGTGATATGGATGTCGCCATGCACAAGCTATTCCCCGATAAGTGGATCAAACGCAATATCGACAAGGATAAACAGCGCATTGCATCAGCACAAACACGCCAGACACCCCGCATCATACCGGGAGGAGGAGCAAACACCGCACCCACAGGGCTAAAGAGCTTTAAGGAAATATCAGCAATGGACGAGTATGCCTATGAGCAGTATCTTGAAAAGCTCTCACCAGCGCAACTGGAACAACACAAAAAAATCATAAAGCGAGGAACATAACAAATGGACGCATCACAAACCCATAAACTGAATATTCCTATCCTGAGCAAAGAGCTTGCTCATCAGGCGTGGTACAACACGTTCTGGAGTAAGTTCGCAGGGTTCATGGAATACACCGAAACCAACGGTATCAAACAGCACACCCCTGCTGCAAACTCCATCATCCAAGTGATGAAGGACTTTATCTCTGAAGGCAGAGACAACATGATTATGCCTATGCTGCTTCCTTTGGAAGAGCCGGGCGTATATGGCGACAGCCGACTGAAAGGAACTGGCGAAGATTTACGCTTGAAGTACCTGCAAATCTACATCAACCAATGGCGTAAAGCAGCTACCAAGCTCTCCGGCAAAATGGCAGACCAGCGTCTTAGCGTTCTACAGCTTACCGAGAAGGCGAAGCCTGAACTGATTAAGTGGTGGAGCAAGGCTTACAATCAGGCAATCTGGCAGACCTTCTACGAAGGCGCAAGCCCCAACCTCACTGCCGGAACAAACGATGATGGTCTTGGGCTAAGTGTCCGCTTCCATCCCAACTGGTACTATGAAGATACCGCAACAACCGGTGGGCTTTTGACTACTGTTGGTACTGAGAAGTACACTAAAACTGTGGCAAACATTACCTCTGATGTAACTTCCGCAAAGGTAGAAGCAATCAACGTTGGCACTTTCTACGCTGCGATGGAACTCATCACCGGCAATCTGCTCATCGAGCCTATCGTGCATGAAGGTTCAGACCCATTCTGGCTCTGGATGTGCGCACCCAAGACCTTTACCGCCATCAAGAAAATAACAGCGGTACAGAACGCACAGAACTCCGCATACAACGCAAAGCTCATGACGCACCCTGCCATCAACGGAAAGCAAATGCTGTACTTTGAAGGCTTCTGCATAATCCCCGACCCTGTTGGAATCCGTGGTCTGAAAACCGCATCAACCGACCCTGTCCTTGACTTGGCTGGAGGAGACCTTCGTACCGGTTGGATGAAACCTCAACCCGCTGCATATAATACAATCCAGAACTCCCTGATTATCGGCGCAAACGCTCTTGGTAAGGGACTTGCCTCCGCTTTGAAGTTCACCGACGAGACAGACGATCATGGCAACGTGATTGAAATTGGCTCAAACTGTATCGAAGGATATAGCCGTGCCGACTACTTCTCCGAAACTGATAGTGGCTCAAGCGCAGCCTTCACAAAGAACAACGCATCCAAGACAGTTCTTGCTACGGCGTATGAAGCCGTCAACCAATCTTCAGTAATAATCTCAACAGAAGATTAAGGGAGGATGAAATGAGTAAGAGCATCAACTTCTTTAAGAATGCGAATACCGGCAATAGCCTGTACTCCGCAGCCCCCGAAATCACTAACATTAAACATGAAAACAGTAAAATCACATTGACAGTAACAGGCGGTCTTGACACTGGAGACCAACTTCTGGGTTTTGACCATGCCTGTAAGGTAGTCAATGTGGCGTTTACGCCCACCGCTGGGAATAAAGCCGGATGTGCATTGTATATCTACAGAGGCACTACATCATTAGCTTCTGCCGTACTTGCCCGCATCCTGCCTGTTGCGCTAAACACCAAAACGCTTGCAACATCTTTCTACCCCGGAGCTGCTGAAATCCCTAATGGTGGAGCATTAACCTTTGTGGTATCAGGTACAAACTGGGCTACGTCGATGGGTGGTCGCCTCTTAATTGAGACCATGCCCCTGTAACCCATAACGACTAAAATAGGGGGTGGGAGACCACCCCCATAAATTAAGAGGAACACATGAACATTTACTTTGTAGCAAGTCTTGACCGGTTCATTAAGCCGATAATCAATGAGCTTACCAACAGAGGTTACAACTGCTCCCTATCCAATCAATTTGACAGCAACATGGCAGCCCAAGCAGACGTTATCTGGTGCGATTGGGCTGATGAGAACGCAGTAGCAGTAATGGAGTATAATACCCCTGCCAAGAAGATACTCCGCATCCATCGTTATGAGGTCTATACCGACATCTGGCAGAAACTACACACAGACGCTTTCGATATAGTGGTGTTTGTATCTGACGTTATGCGTAGAGAACTGGAAAAGCGTCTTGGAATAACCATCGCAAACTCCGTTACTATCTCCAATTATGTCAACCCTGCTCATTACGTATGCAGAGATATGGCATCCGCAGAGCCTAAGAACATTGGCTATGCCGGTTACTTTTGCAGGAAGAAAGGCTTTGGTGAGCTTATCATGCTTGCGCATTCCTTCCCTGATTACAACTTTCACGCCATTGGCGACCCACAGGAACAGGATATACTTAACTTTATGGCAGAAGATAAGCCTGCCAATCTAACTCTATACCATTGGGACGAGGACTTAAACAGCTTCTTTCAAAAGATGGACTATGTTATCAACACTTCTCTTTCTGAGAGCTTCTCCATTGCCACGGTAGAGGGGATGCTGTGTGGGTGTAAGCCGATAGTGCGCAACTGGCTTGGGGCTAAAGAGCTTTACCCTGCCGAGTGTATCTATGACGGCATCCAAGACATCTATCGCATTCTTGAAGCCCCTATTATGCCTGAGTTTTACAGGCAGTATGCCATTGACAATCTGAAACTGGACACAGTGATAGATGATATTGCTGACCTCATTGAAGCAGAACTCCCTGATGATGAGTATATGCCGACCATAACTGTTGGCATTGTGCAGACCAGACAGAAGTATCTGCCGGAACTGCTGAACTCTCTCAGGATGCAGGACTACCCCATAGATGTGCGCATCCTGCAAAACTTTGATAAGGACAAATCTATTGGCAAGTGCTTTAACCAGCTTGCTGATGAGTGCGCTTCCGAGTTTATCCTATACGTGGGCGACGATGATTGGCTTGCCGAAGGGTATGTAGCCGACATTATGAAGTCATACACTAAGAGACGCAAGATGTACCCACGCACCGCAGCGATATTCACCAGCACCACCGCTTATGACGAGCATGGGAACTATCAGCTTATCCCTCATCACTCTACCGGAGTATGGAGAACGGCATTTGTGCGGGAGCATCGGTTTAATGAGGAGCTTGTGCGTCAGGTTGACACCGAGTTCCACGCCAGAACATACAGCATGAAAACAGGAAGTTATACTATCCTTGAATTAACTTGGCTTGCTGGGTATATGTATCGCCAGCATACCAGCAATATAAGTGGCAACAAGTTTACCGAAGGGGCTAATGTGTCCCAGGAGAAGCCGGTATGAAACGTGTAAAATCAGACTACTTCCCACGCAGTATTACCTTTACACAGAAAGAACACGGCATCTTATTCCCCAATGAGACTAAGCGCAGGATAGACATTCTATTCCCACGCCTTAGCGGTATCGCAGACCTTCGTGATGAGATAGCCGAGTACATTGTGAAGAAGCATGATAACGTGCATTTGTATGAAGAGCCAAAGCCTGCTGTCGTAGAACCAGAGATAACAGAGCCAGAAGTGGAGTTAGTCATGGTCAACCCCGTAACAGAAGAATTGCAGGTTGCCCCCAAGCCAAGACGTAAATCAGCAGAGGTTGGCGACATCCTCAAAGAGGCAGGTAACACGAAATGACCAGATATGACGTAGAGACAGAGATAGCAAAGAGACTTGGCGACCCCGCCAACTCAGCGTTTGCAGACAGGATATGGGGCTACTTTATTGAAGCCATGTACGCCATTACGCAAAGCCTTAGCGAGATAGAAGCAGTCAACATATCCACAAAGGCAACCGGCACAGTCTCAACTAACGTTGTAGGTAATGCAACAATTACCGACCCTACGCAAATGAAGTGGGTTGCAGTAACAGGTGTCACTATTGCAGGACTCCCGGCTCGCAAGATAGACGACAAAGAGTATGCCATGATAAAGAGCAACAGTTTCTATGCTCCAACAGGCTCGGAAAGCTACTACTACTACAATGGCAATACGCTAACCATTTTGAGCGGCTTAGTCTCTACTCAGCTTACCTATGAGATATCGTATGTATCTGATATGCACGAACTGTTAGGAGATATAGAGATAGACAACTATGTCAATCTTCCTATCCCCAATACCATGATATACAGGGCAATGCCCGACGCCATAACACGTATTAAGCAAGAGCTTGGGATGATGCTATGAATATACAAGAGATGTTTAGCGATGCGCAAGTGCAGTTAGGGGAAGTGATCCCGTTCTCAATGTTTTACTCCGCTCTTGTTAGGGTGCTTAAACGTATAAACATAGAGGGAGAAAAAGAGGAACAGGTAGTGCAATTAACCGGAGAAAATGAGGATACGGAAGCGCAACCATGAACTTAAGGGATATGCACGGACACATAGAAATACAGTTAGGGGAAACTATCCCCTATGCTTCATTCTTTCTTGCATTGAAGAGAGTAATCAAACTCGCCAATATCCATGCAGAAAAAGAGGAAATGTTCATTGTCCCCACAGGTGGATTGGAAGCTACCGAATCAGAGCTACCGCAAGAACCGTACATAAGAATTGAGAACCCCGCAGGGACACCAATCACCGACTTAGGTGAGTTCCTTTCGCTTATGGATGGGACATCAGAGACAAAGTCATATTGTGTAGGCGGGATAGGATTATTAGACGACCTATCGATATCCCCTCCGCAGTACTTTGAGATATTCCTTAACGAACCAGACCCCACTATATACGTTTATAGTGGAGAGCCTATGGTTCTCCCAATAGACGAATTTGGCAACATAGCATTGACGCAGATAGTAGTTCGCTACGCACCGAAGGAAGGCGCATAATGGCTAACATCGTACACGCAAGTGCAGGAACGAGCAAGAACCTGGCAGTTACCGGAACCGTGGTAGAACTTCCACATCTTGATAACATTCTGTTTGATTTCCAGATTGACTATGGAATTTCCAAGACGGGAACAAGCATTACATCTTGGGCACGAAAGACAGGAGCGTGTGACTATGACGACCCAACCAACGTTACAGCGGATTCCGCAAACAAGCTGATGGGTATAGACACTGTTAAATTAGCTGCTGGAAGGTTTATCACTTCCAACGGACACGCTGGAGGAAGGTATTGGCACAACACTCCAGCCAACAGGGTAATACCTATTGCCTTTATTGCAAAGCTCCCAGCGTCCGCAGATATCTATTGGTGCTCTTCTTATACCGGCGGAAATTATACTACGTTCAAGATTAGCTTAACCACGACGAAGTTGATTGTAACTTGGATAATTGACGGTGAGCGCATTCCGCACACGGCAGAATTTACTCATGGAGTAAGCATTACGGATTGGAACACTTATATGGTTGTTATTGATTACGTATCTCAGACGATAGATGCCGCCGTAAATGGGGTATCTCTTGGCAAGATCACAGGGATAACAGACCTAATCTGGTTCGCCCTTAGCCCCGATAGTTCCCACCATGACGCAATCGGCGCAGGTTACACCGGAACCGCATCCTTAAATATCGCTGCACTTATAGGGTGGAAGGCTATATCATTTACAGAAGATGATTACCTTAATGCCTACATGTTTCTTAAAATGAAGTATGGGTTAGAATAATGGCAACATGGACAACAACCATAGACTTAGATGCCGAGATTATCGGTACAGACAGCAGGATAATAACAGCCGGAAGATGGCTTGATCCGTTCTCGTGGGATAGTATTAACTACGCATTAACTCTCCCCAAGAAGTACTCCAAGATATTAGCCCTATATATTGACGGGGTTATTGCAAAGAGCGTTCCTTATGATGTGCTAAAGGGGTTATCCGCAAACAATCTTTACTATACCAGTATAAGTAACCACCTATATTTTAACACCGACCTTGACGCAACAACCGAGGATATTAAGATAAAGGTAAGGGCTGATTACCCTATACCCTTAGTCACGGATGAAGAGTATGACGGGATGCCGGATAGCGCAGAAGCAATGTTAATAAATGGCATCCTAAGCGTTCTTTACTCACAGCCGCAACACTACGATGATAGATTACAGGCATTACACCGCAGACAGTTTGAAGATGATCTCTATGCCTTCAACGTGCAGGTAATGACTAAGCAACCACAAGAACACCAAGACCCCGAATATACATACTAAGGAGATTATCATGGCTGGACTTGCAGCAAGAGCATGGAAAGACAGTTACAAGAATGTTATTATCATTGGAGATACCACATGGACAGGCGTTACAGGCACATTACAACAACTCAAAGATGGTAACGGTGTAGCCCTTCCTCTGCTTATCTCCAGCAACGCACTGCGTATTCCCGATGGACTTAAATTATACTTTCATGACCAGTACAAGTATTTCTATAACCCCGATGCCAACACCATAGAGGTTGTGTCGCCTATCTTCAAAGTCCCGAAGGTATATGTTAATCATGTATCGGCTGTGTCAATATTGGTTACATCAGGCACTATCGGTATATGTAAGGGAACAACCGGCAGATTTACCAAGAACATAACCGCAAGTACTGTTTCCGCAGCAGGGTTTAAGACTACCGGAAAAATTATAGCTGGTACGCTGAGTGGAACAACCATTAAGGGAACGTTTGAGGGTGCTATTGGCACAAAGGGTGGAGGAATAGCATTCACTACCGGCGGTGGTGAAAAGATGGCTGCTTCCCCGAAGTCTCTGTTCTTCTATACCGCATCTAACAAGCTCATAACATTGAACGAAACCAAGCTATTCCCTGTTATAGCCGACATGAGTTTAGGCAGTACCGCCAGCAAATGGAAGAATATCTATACCGGTAGTGCGTTCTTTACCAACATGACCGCAACCCGCATTGTTACAACTGGCGGCATGGCTAAGGGGTTATCTTCCATGTCTGCTATCTCGGCTCGTGGCTATAAGGTAAGAGCAACCTCTCAGTTACTCTTGACCGATGGGGCGAGCATGTTCCTTGATACCGCTAAAACCGCAAGAGTGAAGTATGACAGCAATGCTATAAAGATAGTCGGTGGCAACAACGGCTTGCATATTCAGACAGATGGCAAGATAGTACCTGTCAAAACCGCATCCGCAGAACTTGGAACGGCAGCAGCTCCATTTGTAAAAACATACACAACCAGACTTATATCACCAGCAGCATCAGTTACTAAGGTGATAACCCCTGCTGTCTCAACCGGAGGAACGTTCTACTTGAACGCAGCGTCCATCGAGGTAGTAGGCATAGCCGTAGGCAGTGCAGGGTGTAAGTTTGGTCAACTGTACAGAGCCAGTGGTGCTGGTGCGGTAATGGTTTGCCTAACCCCATGAAGCGAATAACAATCAACGATTTCAGCGCAGGTATTGTCAACGCATCAGACCCGATGCTGATACCCGACAATGCCTGTGTTGAGATGGAAAACTACGAGTTCCGAGACGGTTTATACCCACGCAAACGCAAGGCTGCCGACACCTCCGAGATTAACGAATATCCTTTTGGTGGGATAGTCCATGCTGTAGCCGTGTGGTATCCCAGATATATGCCCTCTGGAGAAGATAGTGATAAAGTCTATGTGGTACACTATGGCAAGAAAATATCGCTACTATGGCTATCAAATGGGGCGTTTTCGGAACGGGTAATCTTTAGCGATATAGTGGAAAGTTCCAAAGTAACATTCTTCACTTCCTATGATAAGGTGCTTGTAGCCGACAATGTCAACATGGGTAGATATATCTCTGTGAACAAAGATAATGATGTGGAGTACGGCATACTTGGCATAGAAGCACCAACCGGGATAGTAGAAATATCATCTGTTGCAACTGATAATAAGTACGCAGACATAGACGATACCGATACAGGCATGACAGTAGAAAGGGGCAATATATTACAATACTGTTATACTGTAGAGGATAAATACGGAGCGGAGAGCAATCCAAGTCCCATAACAACCAATACCGCTATGATGTTTAAGTACCCTGATGCCACAACCACCGCAGGATTTAAGTATTACTGGAAAAGCGCAACCATAAAGAACCTATCAGTGGCGCAATATACCCCGACCCAACGCAAGACGCTGAAATATGTCAACCTGTACCGCAGAGACATAGCGTTCAAAGAAGGGACGATAGGCTCTTCATTCAGATTGGTTAAACGCATTCCGCTTGGTGATGCCAATATAATTAGCACTGTGGATAGTAGCTCTGCTAATTTACAGGACATCAGTTACGACAAGGGCGTTTGCCCTGCTTCTCCACAAATGATAGAGACCAATGACATTGTGTACCTTGCCGGGACAAAGACTGAGACCATGCTATTCCCCTTTAAGTTTGACAAGTACTGTGAAATCACTATCACCAACAATAACGGCATAGACTATGTAGAGCCTGTTATCGCCATGCAATGGACAGCAGAGGAAGTAGGGATAGACACGTGGGACGATTATCTTGACGTGAGCATGCGCAAGGTAAGATTGTTCCATAGTGACATGGCAACCCCAATACCTGTTATCTACCAACGCACAGGCGAGCAGTTAAAAGTGTATGCCAAACTCCCAAGCCTAACAATGGAGACAGCCAATAAGCTGTACCTTACCTTTGCCGACAGTTCGGAAGGGGTGACAGATAGTTCGTGGGATAGCTATACTAATGGCAGGTTCTTTAACTATAATGTAGATACATGGGACAACCAAGTAGTATTTGGAGTGAATAATCCTCTGTCAATAAAGCACAGAATAGCAACTCGTGCCCCGCAATCATGGGATGAAATCAGTACCTATGCTTCCCTATACAACCTGTCAGATATGAACGCCCCCGGATTAGTAAAAAACTATGCTGATGCCAATACGGTCTATACTCCGTACTCTACAATATCCCGAATGACCGCTTACCCATACAATGATAAGCAGGTAATAGCAATCAATAACTATCGTATGCGTTGCGCACCTGATTATCACTATGGAGATTATGTAAAATATAGCCTTGTGTCAGTGGTTAAATCCCCGACCATGTTCATTTTTGAGGGGAGGATTGTAGCCTTTGGGCTTGCTGGCGGAACAACCGAGTACTTCCATTTCTTGAAATGCGGGAATCTAAAGTTTTATATCTATCACTCGTACACAACCGACAAGACGTATTTGAAGGTATATACAGGAACGGCAACCGCTGTTATTATTGAAGAGATCCCTAACACTAACGTGCTTGATGCTTTTGACATAAAGATGGCAGTATATCTCTCAGGGACGAAGATAACCATCCGCTATAATTTCCAGAACTATACAGGCTACAAAGAGATAACAGTAGGTGATATAACCCTTTCCTCAGATGTGTATCTATTCGCACCCAACAGAGACGTAAGCACCTCTCCGACAAGCATATCAAACAGCAACCATGTATCAAGGTTTGATGTGATAGAAATGCCCCCACTATCGGCAAATGACATAATCCTTGCAACCTACTGCGCAAAGGCAGGAATAACATATTTCCAATATGGGATAGGAGCAGATGGGGAAACCCCAACAGACCTGTGGACAAACACTAATATCTCTTACGAGCCTAAGACCATTAAGACCGAGAACAACCAGAATCAGGTTTCTTGGTCAGATATAGGCGGACAAACGTTCTCTACTCTTGCATTTAAAAAGTTCAAAGAACCGGTGCAAGCCATTATCGTAGCTCCATCGTTCATGAGAATGCAGTATCAGAACACTATTATAGTCTTTACACGCAACACTATTAACCGTATTGTGCTGTCAGACGACATAAAGTCCCTTGCCGCAGATGCAGGGAATGTAGTGGAAGAGTATAAATCCAATGGGTTATTCGCCAAGCATAGCCTCGTCTCAGGTGGGGGAAGCCTATATTGGCTATCTGAAACAGGGGTTATGCAATGGAATCAAGATACCTTTGGAAATCTCAGTTATGGCATTATAGACATTCCCATCCATCAGAACTATATCGCAGTATGGATAAGCGCAAATAGCCAGTATCTTTTGCATGACAAGACTTCGGGACTGTCCTATGTGTACCATGCCAATACTAAGGCGTGGACAATGTTTAGTGGCATGGGCTTTGACATGTTCGGCAGTCTCGATCTTGGCAGCAGTGAAACTAACAAGTTACTACTTGGAAAGGAGGGTGAGAGGTTTACCACATTCTCTGAATACCCAGGGACGGATAACGCAACCAATGTTGACTTTAAGATAACTACTAAGCAGTTCTTTATTGGCAATCTTAGACCACTTCGCTTTAGGGGTATCTGGGATAAGATGAGTGTGCCGACCTCAGTTAAAGCATTAACATACAACCATCGCCTGTCAAGCGAAGTAATAGAGAAAGAGACATTAAGCCCGATACGCTACGAGTGGATATATATCAGTAATGGTTTCTGGGGTGAATATGTGCAAATATCTCTTGACAATGTTGAGGGATTAACAACTCTTGACGTAGATATCAAAGAGGAGTTTTAAGATGCCAGTACCTTTAGCATTATCTTTAGCACCGGTAGCCTTGCAGGGAATAAAAACCCTATACACGGCTCTTAATAAACCAAAGAGACCTGAGAATACGGAGCTTATGACTACTCTGGAGAGACAAATATCTAACAACCAATCAGATATAGTCAATAAGACTCTGATGAATAACATTACCCGCAATGCCAAGAGCTTAGGCTCGCAGATGTACCAGAACCAAGAGCGTAGTCTTGACGTGATGCGTAACAAGGGCGACCTATCCGAAGGACAGTATGCCAAGGGGCTGCTCACCGCAGGGCAGGGCATCCAAGCAGAGGTTGGCAAGTCTCAGGATAACGCACTTATGGCGCAAGGTGAGCGAAATCTCCAGATGCAGGATAGGGTGGAGAACGCAAGGTTGCAATTAGCCCAGATGAAAGACGCAGCCAGGGCGCAGTATCTTGGAGATAAACAGCAATGGGGTAATGAGCTTATGGGTGGGATATTAGATACCGCAACGGCTGGGTTTAATGCAGCCATGCAAGGCATTGCAGATAAGAACATCCAGTCTCAGGTTGGGAAGATACTCAATGGACGGAACATTACCGACCTAACTCCCGATGAGCTTACCAACTTTGCAGTTCAGTTAAACATGATAAAGATGGGGATAAGCATACCCGATGCGGTTCAGAAGGTGGTACAACCAACAGCAGCACTTGTACAGGGAGCGTTACAGCCCACAGCCAATACCCCTGCGCCAATGCAACTGCAACCCGCTACATTGCAAGCACCCGACCTATCATTGACCGATGCACAGCGTAACGAGATAGCGCAAAGCGTACCGAACATTAGTACTGGAACAACCACAACCCCCAAAGTTCCAGCCCCTGCCGTAAAACCCGCACCTGTTGCGAGTGTGAAACCGACACAACCTGATGTAAAAACCATCACCCCAAAACCCGTTATCGCATCAACGCCAACCAGAACAGATACAGGGAAAGAAGCCATATTCAAGATGCGTAAAGAATTAAGTAAGTCGGGAGAAATGGTTAGTAGGGACACAGACAAACAAATAATAACGAAGTATCAGAGGAAGAATGGGTTAACACAAACAGGCGTGTTAGATGCAGATACACTCAACAAAGCAGTACCAAAAAATACCAACTACAAACTCATTGATTTGCCGAGTGCGTTAAAGAAATACATGAAAGATAACAATATATGGGCTTCTGGATACGGTCAAGAGTATAATATCAAGACGTTCCAAAGACAAAATGGATTACAGCAAACTGGAGTGATTGATAAACAAACAGAAACTATGCTAAAACAAAAGGTAGGTTTCTAATGGCTACGAAATACACCCCTCTCACTACGCAGACCCCAATGGCGGTCAACAATACTAAGGGCATTGACGATATGCTGAATGTGGTCAACAGCCTAATAGGTTATCACAAGCAGAAAGCCGATAACGCTTATACTACGCAGCAACGAGAATATCAGACAGGGCAACAACAACTAACCCTGCAAAACCAAGCCAAAGAAGCAGATGTGCGAAAGACCTACGAGACCCTGCTTACTAAGCCGAAGACTTTTACACAGCAGGATGTACTTAGCCTTGCATCTTCCGGCACACTTAATCAAACTGAAATTAGCCGACTTATGCCATTAGCCTCTGACTATATTGACCAGACAGATGCCATGATAAATTTCTCTGCAAAACTGCCGGAACTAAAGACACTTGACGATTTCTCCGCAGCTGTCAAGGCAACAGGCTTGGACAAGAATACCGCTTTTAGAATGTGGAACGAGCAACAGCAGATGGATAAAATAACTACAACATCTGGCAAGGGTGGAGGGACTGGCTCTGGCGGTGGAACACCTCCGGCAGGAGATAACAAATCTCTTGTCTCTGAAGCTGAAGGCGTAAATATCAAGAAAGCCTATAAGATGCAAGGCAGGATGAACGGCAATTACAATGTTTACATAAGGGGAGAGGATAAGTCTCCCAGAGCCTTAATCCGTACCAATGGGAATCTCTACCGCAAAACAAAAGACAAATATGAATGGTGCAAGGATGACGGAAAGCTAAATTGGAAAGACTTAGACATAGAAAAAAGCAATAATAAGCCTATAGTTAACTCTCTCAATTCTGCATACCAAGAGTTTGAGGATGCAGATCTGAAACGTTACGGTAAGTCAACCTCTGATTATGAGAGCAGGTTCAAATAATGGCAATTAAGACATACTTCGTTGACGGCAAGGGGCGTATAGATATATCCAATGTAGAAGAGAATGACTTTCTTGCTCATTATCCTAACGCCATACAAGTACTAAGCGAAGAAGAAAAGCAAGCAATACGCAACGCTATGCTTGCCGAGACACGCAAGATAACCCGCAATCCTGCGCTAACGCCCAAGAACGATGAAGAACTCGCTAACAGATACAACCGAGCGCAAGCACTTACGCAGATGCCGGGGTACTCTGAAACACCATTGAATAAGGCACAACTTGGCTATCTTGAGGGGCAAAAAGCGGGCAAAAAGTTTCTTGCAGAAACACCTGTCAACCAAGCGGATTTATATACAAAGGGAGATATACTCGGCTATCATATGCCAACCCTAAAGGGAGCACTAAAATATTCAAAAGATGCCATAGGTGGGTTCATCACATCACTTGCAAGTATCCCTATCCAATCAGTATCTATCCCTGCACTTAATCTAATAAATAGTGAATATCATGCACAAATGCTACAGGGTTTCATTGACCAGAAACAACAGCAGTATGCCGGGAATACGGATGCGCTTGGTGCATTAAAAAGAGGGGATGTTGGAGGATTCTTAGGAATGGGCTTCAAGACGTTCATCCAGTCCGCTCCCATAACCGCAGCATGGATAGTTAACCCTTACTTGGGTGCTGGCGTATCGGTAGGAGCAGGAGCGACACCAAAGTACAGCCAACTTGACCGAGACTTACCGGAGCTTGCACAGGGAACAAAACTACTCTCCGCTGCCAATGCGGGAGCATGGGAAGCTGGCTCAGAGTATATCAGTATGCTGCTTGGTTTCGGCAAGACTATTAAAATGGGGAGCAAACTGCCTGAACAGATACTCCGTGATAAAATCTCCAAAGCGATAAAGTCAAGAGCATTAGGCATGATGGGTAAGCAGTGGGCGATTGAGTCAGGCGTTGAGGGAGCGGAAGAAGTAGCAAATTTCACAGGTGACTATCTTGGTGACGTGGTGCTTGGCATCAAAGACTTTAACTCCGCTGAGTTCAGAGACGGCAATATCAATGCCGGTATTCTTGGCGCAGCAGCTGGTGGATGGCAGGGTGGCATAGGCATGACCCGCAATATGCTCATCAACAGCCGGTACATGAATATAGACAGCAAACTCAAAAAAGCAGCCAACATAGACGTTGAAAGCATCAAAGACCCCCATGAGCGTAACATTGCAGCGCAGGTGAAAAGTCTTGCACAAAAGACCATAGAAGCAGTATCATTAGCGCAGAGTGGCGACACAGCCGGAGCGCAAGCCATAGCATCAGAGAATGTGGCAACTATCAGTCTTATGCGTAGCCTAAATGCCACATCTAAAGTACATGATACTATCGGTCTCTATAACAGCATTATCATTGACACTATAAACGAACAGACAGGCGTAACAGATGCAGCCAAGACCCCGACAGAAGCACCCGTAAGCCAGCCCATCTTGGAAGTACAGCAGCCCGATAAGCCAACACCCTTTGATATTAAAGCGATACTAACACCAGTTAGGGAAGCCATAGCCAGTAAGGACGCAGAGCAGATAGCCAATGCTGAACAGATAATCCAAACCGCTATGTCCAACGCACCAACCCCGCAAGCCGAGAACGAGTTAAGGGTGGCTATGTCGCAGTTAAAAAAAGCAAAGAAGGAAGGAACAAATGTCAGCAAAACACCCAACAGCACAGGAGAAATTTTACGCATCAACGTGAAAGAAACAAAAGCCAAAGCCGAATCCCAAGCCAAGCACCAAGAAGGGGTGCAAGTAGTTCCAGTTGTTGCAGAAAACGCAACAACTGAAAGCGCACAACCTGTAACAGAAACGGAAATTAAGCCAGAGGTTAAGGCGGAGAAGCCGAAGGTTGCCACCAAGATGGAAGATATTCCGCTTGAAACCAAGCAGTCAAAGAGCCTTACGGTTGGAAAGATTGACGAAAACATTGAACGCACCGACCCGAAGGAAAGCAAAAGTATCCAAGAGGATAAGGTTGGCAAGACCGTAACCGTATCCAAGAAGGGGAAAGACCTTAAAATACGCTACGCCCTTATTGATAGGGACAAGATTGTAGTTAGCCACAGCACCGGATTCCAAGAGAACGCTGAATATCCCCAAGAGATACAGAACAGGCAGAGGGATAAAACCTCTCTCCGTGGAGACACCGCTACCTTATCTGCAAAGCTAAACCCCGACTTGCTTATGGATAACCCCATAGCATCAGACGGCAGACCGATTGTCATTATAGATAAGAACGGAAAGCCTATTGCGCTAACTGGGAACGGAAGGCTTATTGCCATGAATATCAAAGCTGAAAGCAAGGATGGGCTTGCCGAATATGAAGGGAAACTCAAAGAACGCCTTGCCGATTTCGGGATTAGTGACCAAGACACCAAGGGAAAGGTGCTTGTTGGGGTGTATTACGGTGGAGAGAATCTTGTTGAACTTGCAAGGCTTCTTAATGTAGGGGAACAGAAAACCCTTACCAAGACCGAACAGGCTACCAGCGATGCTACCCTTTTAGCCAATGCCAAGAAAGAAGGCAACGATCTTCTGCTGAAACTTGATATGGGAACACAAGCTCTCATGTCCGCAGCGAATACTCCCTTTATAGAAGAGTTTATCTCTATGGCTATCCCTGATACGGCAGGTTATAAAACCGACAACGGAAGCTACACAAATGAGCTTGAGGATAGGATAGAGAACGCTCTCTTTATGTATATATTCAATAATGATAGCAGAGCCAATAAGCTCTTAGAAGCCTATCGGGAAACAGGTGAGTCCAATGTGAAGTTTATGCTTAACGGCATTATGGATAACCTTAAACAGATAGCAAGGCTACGCAACCTAATAGAGAAACATGGATTGCTTGACCTTGATATTACAAAGGACTTAATAGACACCCTATCCGAAGTAAGCAGACTAAGGGCAGAAGGCGTGAAGCTGGAAGAAGTAGCATTTGAGCAAGATCTGTTTAGCAACAACCAAGAGTATATTTCTGACGATAAACTTGCGTTATACCAAGCTGTTGCAGGGATAAACAGCAACAACAAGGCGAAGCTCTTCATAGCGGGCTACTATGCTTCTGCCTATGATGCGATAAACCCCGACCAATCTACCATATTCTCCTCTGCTGTTGACAGCAAGGAGCAGTTTTTAGACACCTATGCAAAAGAATGGATGGTTAATTATGGACAAAAAACGAAAGGAAAGCCTGTTGAGAATCTTGTTCCGCAAAAATTGGAAGAAGATAGAAGCAAAGCAAAAGAGACAAAGCCGGAAGAGCAAAAACCAATCGGAAGTTATGCGAGAAAACAAACAGATTCCACCGGAGTTTGGCAAAACATAACAGAGGATGTTTATGCCTTATCAGACCCTATAAACATTAGGGGAAAGGTTAGTGGTGGTAATTGGGCTGTAGAGGTAACGGTTAAGACAGGATTAGGGAAAACTGGTCTTAGCACATACAGCGAACACTTCTGGACAAAGAAAGAAGCACAAACTTTTATAGACAAGGTTAAGTCCAATCCCGCAGCCCCCGCAGCCGAAGCCAAGATAACCCAGTCCACCTTCGCAGAGCAACGCACCATAGGGGAAGCGAAACGCAACGAGGATAAATACCCCCCAGATGTGCGGGAATATCTTATGGGGATAGAGCAAGACCCCCGTATAGACGACATAGTTCTTGTTGAACACGGTAAGCCCCAAAACTATAAGTACACTGTCCCAGAAGATATGAGGGACTTTGGGATAAAACAACTAAGATACCTAATTTAAGCCAAAAGGATGGGGGAAACAAAAATATACGGGTTGTTCAGTAGCAATGGCGGAACTGATGAAATAGACACAAATATATATTACACCGAGGAACACGTAGCGAGTGATTACGGCAAAAGATGGATGGAATCACCAGAATACAAGGCGATAGAATCTTCCATCGCTTCATCAATGAAAGCATTTAAGATTAGAGAAAAAACAGACGAGAGAGTTTTAGATATAAGAGCGAAGCGTGATGCCGCTATCAAGGACTTATTTGAAAAAAGCGACACAGAAATATCACGGGAAGAAAAAAGAAAGGCACTTAGGGTTCTGAGAGAAAACGCAGAATCAGCAGTGAAAAAGATTACACAATCAATTGATAAGGAATACGAAAGATTAAATGCGGCATACGCAAAACAGGTTTCAGATATATATGCGAAAGTAATGGGGAAAAGAAGTTCATCTCTTGATAAAGAAGCCAGTAACGCAGCGACCATGACAGCAACAACCCCAATAACCCAAGCCACCTTCGCAGAGCAATACCGCAAGGCTCAGGAAGGGAAACTCAGCAAAGAGCAGATTGACGCTCAACTCGCTACTTGGGATGCCATCATGGGCGTATGGGAGAAAGAGAAAGGCATCAGCCTTGACGATGCCTACGCAGACTGGATAGAGGGCGTTACTAATGCGATGCCAAAAGGGAATGCGCTGAACCAATCCCCCGATAGCCCCGAAGCCCAATACTCCGCAGTCCGCAAGCAGTATGAGAAGCCTAAAGCAAAACCAGTCGTCACGGACGAAAGAGGCGAGGAATTTAACGGGGCAGGATATTACCAAGGGTTAAGGGAAGCCACCTACAAGGGGAAACTATTTCACAAAGGAGGATGGGACGCGCTTAATATGCTAAGAGAGAGCAGTTACAAGGGCAGGTCTCCATCATACTCCACCGAGCAATCAGAACGATTGATGAATGCCTTCAGAAGTGACCTTGTATTAGTGATGGACGTTAATGTGAAAGGGGAATACTACAGAGCAGACGCAGGGTCGGGAAACTATTCTGGTTATGATGAGTTTATTGTCTCTATGCCGCACGACAAGTTCATTAAGTCTATCGACAAAATTATTATGAGCAAGTCATTCATGGACATTGTCAACAAAATAGACGATATAGACACAGCCAGTGAAGAGCTTGGATTATCAGATGCAGAAAGGGAATTCATTGGGCGTATGACGGGGTATGACTCACCTGTTTATGATAAAATAGTTAGCGCAAAAGAAAGTGGATACTCTCCAGAATTTCTTAACTTTGATGATATGTCTGGAGACAAAAACGCTACACAGCAATACAAGCCCGGCTACATGAAAGCCCCTAACGGCAAGCCCAGCAACCTGAACGAGAGGCAGTGGATTCAGGTGCGCACCCCGAATTTCTTGAACTGGTTCGGCGACTGGCTGAACGACCCGAAGAACGCTTCTAAGGTGGTGGACGAGAATGGCGAGCCGATGGTGGTGTATCATGGGACACCAAGCCAAGATTACATAACAGAGTTATGGGCGGGATATACAAATAATATGCACCTATTTAATCGGGGAATATATGCAACCGCAAATCCAGAAATTTCCAGCGGCTATGCTAAAGATACAGGTCAAGTATATCCTCTATTTATGAATATCAGAAACCCAATAGACATGGATGCTTCGATAAATAAAGATATATGGATAAAAAAAGGTGGGTTATCGGCAAGTGATTTGTCTGCCGCCAAGACAAATGAAGATGGGTTCCAATCCTTGTTGCAAAGCATCGCAGATGAGTTCACGCCGAGATATGAAGTTTATGAACAGATAAATGAAGCCATAATTCAAATGGGTTTTGACGGGGTTACTCATCTTGGAGGGGGCAGGGTCAACCCTATCGGTAAAAGGCACAAAGTTTACATAACATCTGGCGATAATTCAACATACCAAATCAAGTCCGCCACAGCTAACACCGGGGAGTTTAGCCCGGAGAATGCGGATATTAGGTATCAGGATATGCTTGCCTACGTGACCAAAAACCATGACGGCAAGTACACAATTGGCTTTTTAAGCCCTAACTTTAGCTCCGGCTTACACGAGCAAGCCCACATTGGCAGAAGCATGATAGCCAAGCTCGCTGAGACAAGCCCTATCTGGAAGGACAGGCTTAATGCAGCAGAGGCTTGGTGTGGCGTCAAGGATGGTAACTGGACAACCGAGGCAGAGGAGAAGTTTGCCAAAGGCTACGAGAAGTATCTGCTTGACGGTGCAGCCCCGAACTCCAAGCTCAAGACTATATTCGCCAAGATCAAGGCGTGGATGCAGGAGATAGTGGGGAAGGTAAAAGAGTTATCAGGTATCAAGCTGGATGCGAATATCATAGCTACTTACGATGCGATGTTAGGAGTAACCCCTACGAAAGCCGAGCAGGTCAAGAGCAGGGTTATCTCCGACACAAGCTCCGACCCCGTAAAGCTGGAAACAGCTATGGATAAGATGGTAGAAAAGCTGCCTATCACTATCAAGGCAAGAAAGACAGGCTCTAAGATAACATTCTTTATCAATAGCGTAGATACAGGAGATACACTCGTTGAAGTTACTCATACCGCAGATGGATACCTCGTTAATGACGGAGCTTATGCCAATAACGCAGAGGCATTGGAAGAAATAACACGGCTCTTAGATGCCAACAGCAAGACCCTGTACCAGACCAAAGACCCTGATGAGAAACTGGCAGCAGCATTAAAAGCTAAAGAGCGCAAGAACACCGCTACGCAAGCAGTATATCGCTTACTACAACTAAAGCTGAAATCACCGCTTACTGTAACTAACTGGCGCAACGCCATGATGCACACCATAGACAGGGTTATCCGCATCCAGAACGCCAATGCCATCCCTTTCAACGCTGCTTTAGCGGATGCCATTATCAATGACGAGAACTTGACAGAGGAAGAAGTAGCTAAGAAGATAGCCAAGATGGAAGCCAATGACAAGCTGTATCGCAAGGCACTCCAAAGCATGACAGGCTTTGAGGATTTAGCAAACATCTCTACCATATCGTTATTTACAGTGATTGAGGAAGCTGCTCCCGATGCTTACGCAGAGTTCGTGAACGATGAGACCATAAAGATATTCCGCACTATGATGCCGGAGCTTGCCAAGATGCAGGAGTTTACCGGTATCGTTTATAGTGATATGTTCCTAAAGAACCTGATAGACACAGTTCTTTCTGGTCAAGCAGTGGCGAGCCAGATTAACAGATGGACAAAACTAACCATGCAGACCCACCGGGTAATGGTACGCCTCTTTGGCAAGGCAGGAATGAATACTGTCAGGATTGCATATCTTGGCAACCTTAAACACTCTGCCATAAACTCATCCGCACAGCCGTATCTGAAACAGCTTAACATAACGCTTAACACCTCAAAGAATAATCGTGGTGCAAGATATGAAACTAAAGAGCTGCGCATTATTACCGATGCTTTCTATAGCATAGAAGAGAACAAAGAGATAACCGACAAACTCCCTGCCATTATCGCAGCAATACAGGATAAAGCGCCGAACATTAACACCCAGGACATAACCGATGCGTATAAAAACGCTAAGAGTTTACTATCCTTCGTTGCCGACCTGATTAAAGAGTTTAATGCTACGCACAAGAAGCAGATAGGCTTGCAAGAGGATTACTTCCCCCGGCAGTATGACATGAGAGATATAATGGAGCTTGGCAGACCAAGTACAAGGTATCTCTATGCGCCATCCTCAACCAAGAGTAGGGAACTGGAGAAGAGTGAACCTGCATCAATGCCGGACAATCTTCATCAGATCATGCGCAACTATCTTTATAAGATGTCAAAGTACCTTGCCTATTATGACCTTGCGCAGTATGTTGACCCCGACCCTGTTATCATAGGCTACTCAGATAAGGCTAAAGAAAAGCCCATCTTCAAAGACACAACCAGTCAGTTCAAGAGAGACCTTGACATTGGGCTTGCCGCAACCGAGAAGCAGAACCAAGACTACATGAAAGAGTTTGTGCATGCCACAATCGGCTATTACAAGCCAAGCGGGAGCATAGACAGAGCGTTTACAATGATTAAAAACTCTATCTATACCTCTGTGCTTGCAGGGAATATCAACCTCACTATCCAGAACTTCATGCAACGCTTCCTTATGTACTCTGCTGTTGACGCTGATGTAGCAAATGCAACTCTTACGCATGTTAAGTACTGGAGCGGGAAACTAAAGAATGCCGATAACTCTCCGCTGTTCAAAAGCATTATGCAAGACTATGTTACCCATAACAGCAACCTTATAGCAGAGACGCAGAGCGAAGCCAAACATACCGCAGAAATGGCAATATCGCCTATCCAATACAGTGTAACTAATGCTTACTATCAATACAGTAAGCTCCTATCCGCATCCCCATTCCAGAAAGCCGAACTTGGCAACAGAGGATGGGGGCATGCAGCCGGTGTTTTGCAGGTGGTAATGAACAGCCCCGAATATAAGGCTGCCAAAAAGTCAGGCAAGACATGGGAGCAGTCCGTTGAGACAGCCTTACAAAATCCGCAGATATATGATGCTGCTAAACTAATGGGTGGTGCTGTCAATGCAGAGATAAACGCAGATGCGGATATAGCTTTTTCCCCATCGTTATATCGCACAGAGGTGGGACACTTCTTCACCTTTACAAGGTACGCACACAGTTTCATTCTCCTGCTCACTCGCAACCTTATGCCGGTAAGCATGAAAAGTAAGTGGAGCGGAAACCTGCATAATCTCTTAATGTCGGGGCAGAGAGGCGCAATAGGCGCAGCCGAAGCGATTAAAATGGCTGCTATGATTAAAGAAAT